GAGACGCTGGAATCCCACCGCGCTAGGGTCGTGGAGGTCATCGGAGCCATGCGCGACGTGCCGGCCTTGCAAGCCCTCTGGAACCCCTCGACCGACGGCCAGTTGTACGACCTGTGGATTGAGAACGACGAGGAAGGCATGAGCCAGCGACGCTACGGCAACGTGCTGGAATATAACGTCTGGGGCGTCATGCCGCCGTCCCCTTGACACTTGGCTAAACCCATACGACTATGGCAATCGATTACGGCGTAGCACACTTTTACGGACTCTATGGCACGGTCACCTATGCGACCCTCCAGTCCGACTCTCTCTCCCAGAGCTTCAAGATTGATGTCGAAGTCATGGACGAAGAAGGCCGTGTCATCACCGACCGCCTGGACGATATCTTTCAGGAAATCACCCTTGAGGGTGTCCTCAAGGACGGAACGACCCCGGAAATCGGCACCCAGTTCACCTACCTCGGTATTCAATGGATTCTGAAGTCCCTTGAAGACAAGGGTACGAACAAGGACTTCCGCAAGGTCACCGTAAAGGGCGTTAAGTACTCGCAGATCGCCTAATAGGGCGGCATCCACGATGGATGCTCGATACCTACAGGCTACGACCGTCCTGCCCCACCAAAACAAGGTGTGCGGCAGGACGCTTCGCCCTTTCTGCCTGCGTCACCGAATCGCGCTGGAGGCCATTGAGTCTCCGTTTCTCGACCCGGAAAAGTACCAATTTAACCCGGTGCAGGTCGTCATGGCGGCGCGGATTCTGTCGACCTACGACAAGGAGGAGATGGCCCGTCCTCTGTCCTTTATCGAAAAACTATATATCGCCCGGATGGCGATCAGCAAGAAGTACTACTCGCGCTGCGTGGGCATGATCCTCGGCTGCATCAAGGTATCTCTGTCCTACCCTAAGTTCTGGAAAAAGGAGGAGAAGGAGGGCGTTAAGAAGTATGAAGCAATCCCCTTCCCCCTGTCCTGCGTTTCTAACCTTTGCCGTAATGGAGTCAGCCTGGAGGAGGCATGGACGATGCCGGAAGGCGAGGCCGTCTGGATGTCCGTAGCGAGCGCGATCTACAACGGGGCCAAGCTGGAAATCCTATCCACCGAGGAAGAAAAAGATTTAGAGAATTTCGACGCCCGTATTGAAGCCTACAAAAAGGCGAACAACCTACCCTGACACCGATGGCCGACCTATCAGTAACAATTGGATTAGACCAGAGCGAGCTGGAGAAAGGTCTTGCCAGCGCGGGTAAGAAACTCGGCGGTCTTGCTGGTTCTGTCCAGGCGGGTAAGAATCCTTTTAACGCCGCTGCCGGACAACTAAGTTCTGGCATGGGCATCGGCAGTCTTCTTGCTGGCCCTATCGGTGGCGTCATCGGTGCTTTCTTCGACGCCTTCGGTGGAATGCTTTCCGCCGCGCTTGCAAAAGTTAAGGAGATTGCCGATTACGCTCAGTCCATCAGATTGTCATCGTTGACGACTGGACTTTCAATCGATCAGGTACGCACGATTGAAGCAATCGGTAAGGCTTTTGGAGTAAGTCTCCAAGGGATGGTAAGTGCTTCGGTAGAGTTCACGCGCCGCATGGGCGAGGCTCGCATCAAGGGCGGAGAACTTACAAACATCCTAGCCAAGATGGGAGTCGGGATGGACGAGTTGGCCAACGGTACTTTCAATGACCAGAAGGCTATGAAGATGCTGGCCGATGCCTATGCCGCCGGCACGGACGAAGCCACGCTGCTTTACTACGGCACGAAGATGTTCGGAGATGCTTTCAAAGACCTTCTTCCCATCATCAAGGCCGGTTCTAGGGCCATCGACGACGCTGCCAACATTTACAAGAAAGCAGATCCGGGTGCGACATCTGCTCTCGGACGTCTTAAGAATGATTTAGATAACATTTTCACCTCTTTGACCAATATTGCGATTGATGGGTTTGGCGGCTTTGTCGAACAGGTCGAAGGGTTCATGTCGGATATTAAAAACATTTTTACGCTTGGTTTTTGGAACCCATTTGAATCATTAGAAGATAAGGTTAAGCGGAGGATGGAGAATGCTCCGAAGCACATGACCAATGAAGAACTCGTGAAATTTGTGCTTAAGGGTTTTGATCCAGAAGAACGTGAAAAAGCCGAAAAAGAAATCAGGAAACAACTAAAAGGAAACGGCAAAGTCCTTTCGCCCTTCGGTATGTCCGAAGCCGGCGCGGCTTCCCAGATGCAGCAGATGGGCGGCGGCGACATCTTCGGAGCCGTGGCCTTCACCCCACTTGAACGGATCGCCACGGCAACCGAGGCCACCGCCGAACATACCCGTCCTAGAGACGAACCACCCCCCCGAACCCCTGACGAACTTTCACGATAATGTCTTCCACTACTGTCATCCCTTACGGTAACAACCTTCTCGACCCGAAACCGCAGCCCGGGTGGCAGATTGAGGCGGACGGATTCGGCCTACTTCAAGCACAAATCAAGTTCAAGTGGGACGTCTCTCAAATGGGCAACTTCACTACGAAGTTCGCCAAAGGCACCACTCTCGGAAGCCTGGTTTCTACCGCTCCGGCAAACCTTCAGCAGATGAAAATCTGGAAGGCAAACATGGTCTATGAGAAGGCCAATGTCCTGACCGTCACCGCCGACTTCTGCGGCATCGATCCCAACGTAAACAGCGGCACGAAGACGATCACTCAAGTCGTGATGTCTGGTGCTACGGCTTCCGAGCCAATTGAACACCACCCCAACTTCCTTGTCGTCAACAGCCCCACCGGCCTGCCTCCGATGAGCAACGTCCTTGCTGGATTCCCTCCGGCATCTGGATGGGATGCAAACGTAGCCACAAACCCGAACCGCGCACTATGGACCCCCAAGGTGGCCAGCGGCGGTGCTACACAGGGCCAACAGTTCGTCGGCTTCCTGCCCAATCAGACTATTGAGGAATACAACGCCGGCAACATCAATATCAAGGCCGGCATCAAGAACTACTACAAGCCGTCCAACACCCTGCGCTGCTTGTTCTATGTGAACAACGAGCAGACCGCCGTAGGTTTTGCTTCCTACGTCGGATGGAATACCAACGGTAACCTTTATCAGTTGCCAGATTCCTACAAGGGACTTGCCACGGGTCAGTATGGCGGTGCCTTCATCTACACGGCACTTTATCTTTCCAAGATTAACCGAGGATTCCTTATCACCTCCTGCTCAGTCGAACAGTTCGGCGGCATCTGGAAGGTAACGGCTGACCTTATGCTTTCCGGCATCTCCGGCTGGGACCCTGACATCTACCCGCAGATCACCGGCTTCTGATGCGTTCCATCTCTGGATTCAACAGCGGTTCGCTTGACGGCTCTTTCGCCGCAGGACAGCCCATCTCCGCCTCCGCGCTGAACAAGCTCGCCGGCTCGGTGGACAAGTCCCGACCGATGATGTCCAACGATATCCAGTTCCTTTCAGGTACTGGCGGTACGGCGATGGGAACACCCCAACAAGTCTACCAGCAGGACGGTAGCGGCGCGGCGGCTACGCTCTACCAGCAGTTCCAGTTGGAGGTCGCCAGCATCGAGGTCACGCCTGGCGTGTTCGTCCAGAAACTCAAGCTCGCCAAGGGGACGACCAACTTCACCCAGAGCAATATGCCACGGGTCAGGCTCGGTGGCCATTCCGACCAACGCCAAGCATGGATTTTCAAGACCGCCGTCCTTGGCAGCGGAATCTCCGTCACCCAAGGAACGAACAATTCGACCATCTGGATGGAGGCCAATGGATACTACAATATCACCTCCCCAGGCACCTACTACGTCACGATCAGCAAGTTCGACATCAACCAGTCGAACGACGACACAGACTCCGCGCTGTTGAACGCCGAGGTGCCTTTCGTGTCCATCTTCAAGTCTGGAGACTCCATCGAGAATACCATCTTCTCTGAGACCGGCCCTTCGGAGTATGTCAACAAGATGAACGTGCAGAAGATGGTCGGCTATGACGCCATGTCCACCGGCTTGTCTGGCGACTGGGGAAACTGCCACACGACTTGGTTCAACCCGGTCAAGTGGGGCTACTCGGTCAAACTCATCGGCATCGTGACTGCGGCCACTCAGGTCGGAAGCGATTCTCTGGTTCTCACGATTGACCAGCACATCGTCGGCCCTATCGACCTTCAGATTCCTTGCTTGTTCAACGGAACTACCCTTTGCAATCAGGACGATCTGAACGAGTCGAACGACCCGTACAACCTGAACAAGAATACGACGCCTAAGGCATGGGCTGATATCGTCAATTCCAATGACCTTAACGCTTTCGAGGAGATTACGCCAGTTACGGACGAATGGTTCCAAGAATTCATCGGCCCCGCTGACTGGACTTCCTTGAACTACTCCTACCTCATCCCGGCGAGCTGCGCGAATCAGGACGACAACGCTTGCGAGCATCCTTTCCAGTTCCACCCGTTCGTCGTACCAAGCGAGGCCGGCGACCTCTACCGTGCCGACGTCTGCGCGGGCATGGTCAACAACCTCGTACCGTTCGACGAACCTGCCTCTGGTACGCTCCTTCCGGCGACCATCGACTTCCTTATCAATCAGGACACTTACATTTACCTCCGCCTGGGTACGGAAGCCTACGCCTCAAATAACCCCATCTTCCCGGTCACGGATCAGACCGACCCGTATTACCCGACGATGGTTCAGTCTCAGACTCAACTCACGGACACGGACGAGTACTGCTACATCCTCATGGGCGTGGCGCGGAACATCGGCGACCCCGAGAACTTCACCATCGACCAGACCATCTCCGGCTCTGTCTGGGCCGAGCGTCTCAAGGTCGGAACTGACACCGCCCGTTATTACTGGGCGGGAGTCTGATGGCTACCCGCATCGGCGGGCCAATCGTAGGTGGGTTTGACCCATCTGGTTTTACTTGGGCTTCAATGCGTTCTCCGCTTGTGCTTAATGCGTTCCTTTGGAATGCGTCGTATACCAAGTTTTCAAGGCAATGGCCGTTGAGCGTCGGAAGTCCTCCCAAGTTCTTCAAATGGGATAGCGGTTCCTTGTTCCGTCGAGACACATATGGCCCACCGCCATACTATACCATTGGAAACAATGAAGGCCCGGAACCGCCTATTGTCTATACCGGGTGGAGCATCGGCATTCAATACCCCAACAAGACAGTAGACAACCACGACTTCCTTCAGCTCGTAGGGGAGGCATTGGATACGGACATCGGGACGTTCATTATTACGGCAGACGCTCACGACCCCAACCAAGGCGGACAGACCCTTTCCGATCAGCCCCCAGGCGGGACTGAGATTTACGATATCGGTAAATTGACGGGGTTCTGACCCTTTTAAGGGGTATTGACATACGGCTAAACCCAAACGGCAAACCATGTCTTGCACCCAACATCAGTTCAAGCAGGGGGTAACCTTCAACGGTGCCGGAACCTATACGACCGAACCGGGCTGGCCTGCTGACCTGACTGGCGTGACCATCGTCACCGCGCTGCGCGACGCCCGGAACAAGCTCTTCTACCTCGACGTGGCCATTACCAGCCCCACGACCTTCACCGTCTATTACAACCAGACGCAGGAATGGCACCCCGGCACGGCCTACTGGGATATCAAGTTCTACGAGAATACCACGGACGTCTTCTACTCGGCCACCGTCCGCCTGGAGATTCTGCCCAACGTCACCCCTAACAAAGTTTCTAACTGATGTCCTTCACGATCAGCATCAACGACCAAGCCGCCTTTGAAGTCCAGTTCGCTGGCCCCGCCGGCCCGACCGGCCCTCAAGGCCCGCAGGGGATTCAGGGTATCCAAGGCGTGAAGGGGGACAAGGGTGACCAAGGCGATCAGGGTATTCAGGGCATCCAAGGCATTCAGGGCATCCAAGGTATCCAAGGCGAAAAGGGTGATAAAGGTGACAAGGGTGACCAAGGAGACCAAGGCATCCAAGGCATTCAAGGCATTCAGGGTATCCAAGGCGACCAAGGCCCGAAGGGCGACAAGGGCGATCAGGGAGACCAAGGCCCGCAGGGCGATAAGGGAGACCAAGGCGATATTGGCCCTCAAGGCCCGCAGGGTGTCCCCGGAACCTCTGGCATCGCTTTCGCCACCGCGCCGCTGGCTTACGACTCTGTAACCCAGACCGTCAGCATCAGCCCGAATCCGAACTTTGAATCTATCTCCATCGCTGCTGGGGGCTACGCAGGTTTAGGCCAGAATCAAGTCTTCATCGGCGACGGCATCCTGACGAACTACTTGGACATGACTCAGGGTCTTGTCCTTCAGAACGGTTCAATCACCTTCCCTGACTCCACGTCTCAGACGACGGCGTTTACTGGAACGGCCACCAATGGCCTTCCCGTCGCTGGAACTGTTGGTCAGGTTCTGACGAAGACCAGCTCGGCTAACTACGCCGCCAACTGGCAGACTTTCGTACCAGGCGACCGCTATCTGACGACCTCGACGACGAGCCTCACTATTGGCAACGGCACGAAGTCCCTGACCGTCGGCACGGGCTTGTCGTACACGCCGACGCAGAACGTCACCATTTCCTTCGACTCCTCGAACCATATGCACGGCGAGGTGCTGACTTACAACTCCGGCACGGGCGCGATGACGGTGGACGTGAACCATCACACGGGGTCGGGAACGTACTCGGCGTGGGTTATCAACGTCGGCGGCGTCACTCCTGCGACCTCCGTAGCCTGGGGAGCCATCACCGGCACGCTCAGCTCGCAGACCGACCTTCAGTCCGCCCTCAACGCCAAGGCGAACCTCTCCGGGGCCACGTTCACGGGCAAGGTCAATATGGCCACGATTGCTGCCTCGACTCCGAGCATCAACCTCGGGGGTCAATGCGACTCGGCTCCCGCCAGCGCGGCCAACGGCGATCTCTGGATTTCAAACGCTGCTTCCCCTAAAATCACCTATCGGACTGGCGGGGTAAACTACAACGTTCCCGCCCTGAACCAGTTCAACACGTTCACGGGCCAGATGGTGATTAACACAACCTCTTCATCGACCGCTGCCCTGCGTGTCACTCAGCTCGGAACGGCAAACGCCATCGAAGTCGAAGACAGCACGACCCCAGACACGACCCGCTTCGCCGTGGATCAGTTCGGCAAGGTCGGCATCGGCGTCGCCCCGGATACGACCGCCGCGCTCAAGGTCGATACGAACGGCATCATGTTCGGAGATGGCTCGCTTCAGACTGTGGCGGCCGGCCCTTCTTGGAGCGAGGCCCAGATTTACTCTTATACGCTCGGCTCCACGTTCACCTCCAA